CTCATTTGAAATCGACAATAGCATAAAATACACAATTTATGTATTCGGCAGTGAAGAGGTTAACTCTAAAATACCAGATTTTATATCTATAAAAAGAATACCGCAAAATATTAAAAACCTTAACGACACTTATTTATTTGCGTATAAATATTGGTCTATATTAGATAGTTTTTTAGAAAACGAGCATGTTGTATACACAGACTCTACTCATTTTATAAATAAACCTTTATCGAATATAATTAATTTCTATTCAAACGATTGTTTGTTATTAAGATATAAAGACGGTCAATTCCTAATAAAAGATTGGACTACGAAAAAATGTATAGAAGAGCTTGATGGTGGAAATTATTTACATAATTCACAAATTTGGGCTGGCTTTCAAGCTTACAAGAACACGGTCAAAAACAAACAATTTGTAAAAAAAATACTCGATCTATGTTTAGATACCGATATCTGCTATCCTTTACCATCCGCATATAAACCAGATGGCGACGATTCCGATTGTCTGTATCACAGAAATGATCAATCTATTTTATCAATAGAAGCTATTAAAAATAATGTCTATCCAGAATTCGACGAATCAATAGATTTGTCTTTCGGCGATTTTCAGTCGGTTTGCGTTTTTTACCCCAATGATTATTCGGGAGACGTATTAAATAATTTAAACAGATATGTTTATCCAAGACACTTTAAAAAATAAAAAAATGAACAAAACAACACATTACAATACAAGATCTGAACTCTTAGAACTGGTTCCCAAGAATTGTAACTTTTTAGAAATTGGCGTTTTCGTTGGCGATTTCGCAAAAGAAATTCTCGAAAAAGTTAGCCCTAAAAATTTATATCTTGTTGACATCTGGTTAGGGAAATATGGATCGGGAAATAAAGACGGAGAGAATCACTACGAAATAGAAGACATGCAAACAGTTTATTTGAATCTTTATCAAAAATATAAAGACTACAATAATATACATTTAGTGAGATCTGCTTCAGTTCCATTTTTGCAAAGTTGTGAAAACGATTTTTTTGATGTCATCTATATAGATGGAGATCATACAGCTCAAGCAGTTTATGACGACATATTCTACTCTTATCAAAAAATAAAGAATGGCGGAATAATCATGGGACACGATTACCACTATCAAGTAAAATATGCTGTTGATCTTTTTTGCGAACAGTTTAATCAAGAAATAAAATATATAGCTGACGATGGATGTCCATCGTTTTTCATAGAAATTAAAAAATCATAAAATGATTATATACCATCATTTGGGGATTGGAGATCATATTATCTGTAACGGTCTAGTAAGAAATTTGTATAAAAAATACGGATCTGTAGATTTATTTTGTTATGGCTATAATGAGGCTAATGTGAAATACATGTATAGAGATCTAAAAAATTTAAACACAATTCCTGTGTCTTCAGATCAAGAAGCAAATTCAATTATAATAAAAAATAATTTTGATGTGTTAAAAATAGGATTCGAAAATTTGTATATGAACGAATCGTCTGAATCTTTTGATATCGGATTCTATAAAATGGCGGATTTGCCCCTCTCTTCCAAATTTGATGATTTTTATTTAGAAAGAGACATGGAGAAAGAGATTCTTATTTCGAAAGATTTAAACCCAGAAAATGAACCTTATATATTTATTCATGGAGATTTGGACATGAGCAAAATAAGACAAGACATCAAAATTATTCATAACCCAAAAGAATATAGTTTATTTAATTTAATTTCTTTATTGGAGAATGCCGAAGAAATTCATGTGATGGAATCGAGCCTAAAATGTCTTATAAATCAATATAAACTTACTAAACCCAAATTATATTATCATAATTATGTAAAATATTGTTCTGAATTTTATAATACAACAGGATTAAATACCTATCAAATTATTAGTTAATATGCTCGAAATACAAATTAGCGTTGGAGAACTTTTAGATAAGTTGTCAATTTTAAAAATCAAAAAAGAAAAAATCTTTGACGATAAAAAGTTGAAGTATGTAGAAGAAGAGTTCGAGATCTTAAACGAAAAATCTTCATCATTTTTAAATGACGAGAACATTAAGAAAATTTATAACGATCTTTATTTGACGAACAAAGACTTGTGGGCAATTGAAGACGAGTTGAGAATTCTGGAAAAAGTAAATGAATTTAATGCTCAATTCGTTGATCTAGCTAGAAAAGTCTACAAAGTAAACGATCATCGTTTTTCGTTAAAAAGCAAAATAAACGACATTACCAACTCTTCAATAAAAGAACAAAAAAGCTATAAATAATATGCAAGGACAAATAAATTTATATGATCAAGCTGGCATAGATATTAGAAATATATGCGAAAGAGAAGATGTCAAAACTATCGTTGAAATAGGAACGTGGAATGGCAGAGGTTCTACATTTTGCGTTTACGAGTCTATTAAGAATACAGAAAAAAGATTAATATCTCTGGAAACGTGGAAAGAAATGTATGATCTTTCTTTCGACTTTTACCAAGACAAAAAAGAAGTTTCTATTATTAATGGATATATCAGCGAAAAACTATTAGATTTTGACTCATTGCATGATTCGTTTTTTACTGATTATGATAAAAATTTAAAACTATCATGGTATAACGAAGACCTAAAAAACATCAATAATTGTAAAAATGTTTTGGATCAAATTCCAGAAGAAATAGATTTTCTAATTTTAGATGGTGGCGAATACTCTAGTTGGGAAGAATATTTAATCTTAAAAGATAGATCAAAAATTATCTTTCTTGATGATACTAGACCTCCAACAATTAAAAACTTTATGGCAAGAGAGGATTTGCTTAAAACCCGCAAAGTCATAGTAGATAATTTATATGTTAGAAATGGATACTGCATTTTTGAAAAATGAAAATAGCAATACAAACAATAATTTTTAATGGCGAAAAACATTTGCCCGATAAGATGTTGCTCGCATGGCTTGAACAAGCAAATAACATAGCTGATTATGTGTTTATTACAGAAGGAGCCACAAAAGCAATAAATCATTATTGGGACGGAGACACATCGGAATTTACAGTAGATGGCAAATCCACCGATAATACATGTTCAGTAATTAAAGAATATATTAAAGACAAGCCGAAATTCTTCTTTAAAGAAGCTGATGGATTTTGGGATGGAAAAACCAATATGTTAAACTATTGGTTTGATAATTCACAAGAGATTCGTGATGTAGATTATGTCTGGCAAATTGACACTGATGAGTTTTATTCAAATGAAAGCGTTGATAAAATAATCAATCTATTAAATAGCGAACGTCCATCAAGGATTGATTTTTTTGCTAATCATTTTTGGGGTGATTTTAATCACTGTATTGACGAAAGATCCGATGGTGTATGGGCAAATTTGATACCTTGGATGAGAATTTTTAGAGTCAATGAACAAAGCAGATGGATATCCCATGAACCGCCGAACATGTATTTTAATGAATATGAAAAGATTATTTCAAAATATGAAACATTAAAATTGAAAATAAAACTTGACCATTACAGTTATGTAACAGAAGACCAAGTGGCGTTTAAAAGCAAATTTTATAACGCTCCTGATAAAATAAAATTATTTAATGAATGGAAAAAAGATAAAAATACGCCAATATTTGGATGCAGTGTATTCGAATTTGAAGGAGACCATTCAGAAATAATAAACAAATATTATAAAATATGAACATCGCTATTTGCATATCTGGAAATAAAAGAACATTTGATAAATTAAAACAAAATATTGAATTTAATTTAATAAATGGTTCAAATAAAATTTTTGCCGTGCTTGATGAGCAAATAGATTTAGATATTAATAGGGCTTTATATTTTCAAGAGCAAAAATTATTTACTGATTATATTGACAAATTTAATAATCAAAAAAGACCAGAAACTTCCGTGAATAATGTTTTGCAAATGTTTTATAGGATATATAAATGTGGTCAATTAAAAAAAGAATACGAAAATGAAAAAAATACAAAATTTGATATTGTAGCTAGGCTTAGACCTGATTTAGAATTTTTAAATAAAGTGGATTTTAAATTTTTAAATGATAATGAAATCGCAATTCCATCTGAATATAATTTTGGAGGTATATGTGATCAGTTTTTTTATAGTAATTCAAAAACATATGATAAAATATCTGAACTATATTTAAATATTTTAAATTATATTGATGAAGGCTGCGTATTTCATCCAGAAACTTTATTGATGCATCATTGCTGCAAAAACGATATAAAACCCATTATTCAAGAAGATTTAAAATTTAAAATAAATAGATAAATGAAAAAAATAATAATACTAGCTGGACATAGTAATAGATTTTTAGAGAAAGGATATACAATCAAACCTTTAATTAAAATAAATCAAAATCTTATTATTGAAAAAGCAGTAAGCTCCATTTATGAAAAAGAGCAGGACTATAAAGATTATATCTTTATAGTAAAAAAAAGCGATGTTGAAAATTTTTCAATCAATAAAATACTACAAGAAAAATTCAATAAATGCCAGATCTGTGAAATTGATGATCATTTTTTAGGACCAGTATATTCTGTTATGCAAATTTTTGACAAAATTCCAGATAATCAAAAAGCCATAATTTGTTATTGTGATCTTTTTATTAATTGGAACTTCTCTAAATTTACTGAATTCGCAGAAATGCAAAATTGTGATGGATTAATAGCGTCCCATAATAATTGGCATCCACATAGAATTCATAATAGCTACTTCGCCTATATGAACGTGGATAATAACAATAATGTAATTGAAATTAGGGAAAAAGAACACTTCACTAAAGATCCAATAAATGAATTTGCATCTAGCGGAATTTACTATTTCAAAACAGGCGCAATGCTAAAAAAATACTTCAATAAACTTATAGAAGAAGATATAAAAGTTAATAATGAGTTTTATGTAACTCTTCCTTTTAATTTGATGATTAATGACGGTTTGATTGTGAAGCATTTTGAATCAAAAAATTATTTTTGTCTAGGAACTCCAAAAGATGTTGAAATAATAGTTGGATGTGATATAATTATTCGAAATCTAAAAGGATTTGAATACAATCCAAATCAATTGATTGAATATTTTAAATTATATTTCGAACATGAACAATCTTAAAGAAAAATATATAGGCAAAAAAATAGATCACATGGACATCTTAAACATCGAAGACGCAGCGAAAAAATCAATTGGTAAAAAATCTATTATTGTTACTGGAGTGACAGGACAGGACGGAAGTCACATGGTCGATTATCTTTTAGCTAATACGGACTATGAAATTTTTGGATGCGTTCGTAGGCTTAGTGTTTATAATCATAAAAATATTTCTCATATCAATAATGAGCGTTTTCATTTGATTAATTTCGACCTTACTGACAGCCATTCAATTTCGAGAATCATTGAAAAGATCAAACCAGACTATTTTATTAATTTAGCAGCTCAAAGTTTTGTGGGCAGCAGCTGGGATTTTGCTCATCAAACTTGGGAAACAAATTCAACTTCCACTCTTCATATTCTTGAAGCGATTAGACTTTATCACCCAACCTGTAGATTTTATCAAGCTGGCTCCTCAGAAGAGTTTGGCGACGTATCTTATACCCCTCAAGATGAGAATCATCCATTGCGCCCAAGAAGTCCATATGGAGCGTCTAAAGCGGCATCAAGACAGCTTGTCAAAGTTTGGAGAGAGTCGTATAATCTTTACGCTATTCAGGGTTGGCTTTTTAATCACGAAGGAACTCGTAGGGGAGAGGAATTTGTTACTCGTAAAATAACAAAAGCCGTAGCTCGCATTAAAAAAGCCCTCGATAATAATCAACAATTTAATCCACTTGAATTGGGAAATATTGATGCGCAAAGAGACTGGAGCGATGCCGAAGATTTCGTCGGAGGAATCTGGCTGATGCTTAATCAAGAAGAGCCAAAAGAATACGTGCTATCTTCAAATGAAACGCACACAATCCGCGAATTTGTTGAACTCGCATTTGAAACAGCTGGAATTCAAGGTTATTGGGCGGGATCGGGATTAAATGAAACATTCTTGCAAAATGAAACGCAAAGAGTATTGATGGCTATCAATGAAAAATTTTATCGCCCCGCCGAAGTAGAACTTCTTCTTGGTGATTCAAGCAAGGCTCGTCAAGAGCTTGGATGGAAACCAAAAACTTCTTTTAAAAATTTAGTTGACAAGATGGTTTTTTCAGATATGCTATCTCTAGATGGCGAAGAGTAAGATCAACAAAAAGCATATACTCGCAAGACTCACGCTTGTCCCAGCAAAGGATAAGCGTTTGTTTTATATGCGAGAAATGAAGATGCTCAACGATCTTTGTGATCGTTATTCAGTTGAATTTATGAATGAAGCTTCTTTTGATAAGAAGTTTGATTCGTTGGCTTATCTAGTTTGTGATAAACTAAAGGAGACTTTAGATAAAAAGTTTCGTGCATTCAATTTTAAAGTTGACTTGTCTAAGTATATAGATTACGATATAGGTGAAAAGGTCGGCAAGGATGTCGAGGTAGAAAAGAAAATTAAATCATTAAAGAATTTTTTAGATGGCTAAAATTAAACAAGAAAAAAATAGGGAAGTGTTGAAGTCGAGTGCGGTTCTGGGTTCGTTCTTAAAACAAAACTCAGAAGATCATTATAACTTCGAAGAAGAAATTGATTATAAAGTTTCAAGCGGCTCTTTGCAGCTAGATCTGAGACTTGGAGGTGGTCTTACGCCAGGTCTACATAGATTTTGCGGAATGAATGAGGGTGGAAAAACTTCCGCTGCTCTATCATTTATGAAGAGTTTTCTAGAAACCGTTCCCAATTCTAAGGGTTTCTATATCAAAGCTGAAGGTCGCCTTTCCAAAGAAATGCGGGAAAGATCTGGTATCAAATTTGTTTTTAATTCTGAAGAGTGGGAAGCTGGCACATGTTTTGTGTTCGAAAGTAATATCTACGAAACTGTTGTTCAAGGGATGCGTGAACTCGTCACAAAAAACGAGGAAGAGAATCGTTATTATTTCCTACTTGATTCTGTCGATGGACTAATCACAAAAGGAGATCTTGATAAAGACTTTGAAGATTCTAATAAAGTCGCTGGCGGCGCTGTTATTGCAGCTAACTTTATGAAGCGACTATCTATTGCTCTAGCAAAGAGGGGGCATATGGCAGTATTTGTCAGTCAAGTTCGAGCGGATATTAAACTAGATCCATACTCTAAAGCTCCAGTGCGCCAAACAACTGCAACTGGCGGTAACGCTCTCCTGCATTTTGCGAACTGGATTCTTGAATTTGAGCCTAGATATAAGGGAGATTTAATTCTTAAAAATCCATCTGAAAAACAGATCGACGCTGTAACTAATCCAATTATCGGACACTTCGCGAAGGTTACTGTTAAGAAATCACCAAATGAAAAAACTAACTTAACCATTTCTTATCCAATTAAATACGGTCGTACGAATGGCAATTCCATATGGATTGAAAAAGAAATTGTTGATCTTCTTCTTTTGTGGGAGTTTGTTACTAAAGGGGGATCTTGGTATACTGCGACTGAAGAATTTGAAGAATTACTTTCGGAAAATTCCCTTCCAGCTTTCGGCAAAGTACAAGGACTAGATTCGGTATTTAGTAAAATAGAACAAGATCAATTACTCAGCAAATTTTTAATTACTTACTTCAAAAAAGCAATTTGCGATGAAGTTTAAAACCATCAATGGTTCTACAGCTGAACTCAAAAACGCTAAAAAATATTTAATCAAATGGAAAGGCAAGAGCCGTAGCAAGTTTCAACTTTCAGTAAAAGATTTTCTTCATCCTTATTGGAAGAATGATATCGTATTTGAAGAATTTAGGCTTGTCAATACACTGCTTTCTTTTGATTTTTATAACGCTAATAAAAAAATTGCGATAGAAGTCCAAGGCGGTCAGCACACAAAATACGTTGAGTTCTTTCACGGCAGTCGCTTTAAATATCTGCAACAATTAAAAAGAGATGAAAAGAAATTAAAATTCTGTGAAGCGAACGAAATCACACTTGTCGAAATATATCCCAAAGATAAAATTAATGAAGAGCTTTTTTTATCATTTGGCGTGATTTTGTGATTGACAAAGTTTATCAATACGTTAATGTAAATCCACATGATCTATAACTTAGAACTAGAAAAACAACTTTTAGCCGCTCTAATCAAAGAGCCTGAAAGCTATTGCGAAATTTCAAACTTTATTAGCCATAAGGACTTTTACAGTGAAGATTCTGGACTCCACAGTTCCATCTTTACTGTTGTTAAGCAAGCGATTGATGCTAGTGATCAAATTGACGAGGTCATTGTAGCTCAGCGAGTATCTTCTCTTGGCTTGTCATTTGAGGATCGTCTGAATCCAGCTGATTATATTCGCTCTCTAGCTATGCGCAAAGTTCCGCATGGCAATTTAATCAAAACAGCCAAGGAACTCAAGAAGTTTACTATTCGTAGAGAGCTATATGAATCTGCGCAAGAGATTGCGCGTAAGATGAAGTCTATCGCTCCAGAATCAAGCTATAGCCAAATTATCGGGGCAGCAGATAGCTCTTACAACTCTCGTATTAATTTATACGAGATAGGCAATGATACGCCAGAAAATATCTACGAAGACATGGAAGCTCTTATTGAAGAGCGTGGCAACAATCCGATTACTGAATTTGGAATGATGGGTCCTCATGAAAAAATCAATGAGATATATGGATCACTTCTAAGACCTGGAAATATAACTGTTATTGTGGCTAGATCTGGAGTAGGTAAGACTCAGTGGTGCATGGATTACTCTACAAAAGTATCCATGAAATATAATGTTCCAGTTCTACATTTTGATAATGGCGAGATGAGCAAAGAAGAACTTATTATGCGTCAATGTGCAGCAATCTCAGGAGTTCCAATGCATTTGCTTGAGACAGGCAACTGGAGAAAGGCTGGATCGGAAGTCGTAGATAAGGTTCGCTCTACTTGGGCGAAAGTAAAAGATCTCAAATTCTATTATTATAATGTCGGCGGCATGGATGTAGATGCAATGATTAAAGTTCTCAAGCGATTTTATTATGCAAAAGTTGGTCGCGGCAATCAAATGATTTTCTCATTTGACTATATTAAAACGACTTCCGAAGCTAGCGGTGGCAAGAATGAATGGCAAGTTGTCGGCGAAATGGTAGATAAATTCAAGAAGTGTATTCAAAAAGAAATTCTTCATGAA